CCAGTTACCTATGTCGCGCCGAGCCATTGTTCGCGCTATTATTCGTAATGTTCGCATAAAGTACGGTTTTTCAATCTGTTAAACGTACATTACAGTTTTGTGCTGTTTGGTGATAGGCATAGAAGTATCATGAGATAACTTAACTATCAGCTTTTTTAGTTTGTTTAGTTTTCTTATATATATATATATTATTCGTTTTATAGAAAGTTATATACAATGGGTAGTTAGTGCCTCACTAACAATGTTCGTTTATCCTCCCTCCGTCCTCCCCTCTTCGGCGCTTGCCCCCTCTTTTGAAATCACCGAACATTCGAACTTTACTTATAAATCAAACACTTGCTTCCGAACAATATAAGAACTTTACACTAAACAACAGAACTTTACACTTCTACATACGTATTGGCATTACTTGACATGTACTGATACTTATGCTATAATAGGTATTCCGAGCACGACCCAACGGGATGCCGGAGTACACAACCCTATGTCAAACAGGAGAACGACATGTCACAAGAAACTACAGTACAACAACCTTGGCGAGAGCAGTTAGGTGTTAGTGGCTCACTAACAACTAAACCTGAACTATCCATACCATCTATAGGCACTTCCGCAATGCTAGTAGAGTTAAGCATCAGTACGTGGACTGGGCGCAAGTTAGACAAGCGTGCGTCACAAGACGTTACTGCGACCAACTATGCCGAGGCAGGTATCGCAAATGTCCACAAGAAACTACTTGGGCACTGCGATGAACTCACGGCGGTACAGAAGTTTACAGCTAACGTACGCAACGTACACTCTAGCATGACGATGCCTTGGTCTGATCTTGGCTCACGACTACTGCCCACCACACAGTATTTCAAGTACCACAAACAGATGACCGAACTGCAAGTAGAATATGACAGGCTCAAGCAGCAGTTTCTTGATGCCTACGAGCAGGCGATAATCGAGTCACATGAACGGCTTGGTAAACTGTTCTCATACAGTGACTATCCGTCCGGTGGTAGTCTAGCGGGTAAATTCAAATTCCGTTTCTCGTACATACCACTACCAGACGCAGGTGATTTCAGGGTGGATGTGGGTGCCGAGGGTAACGAGTTAGTGCGTGATCACTACCAATCGTATTACTCCGCCATGTTAACCGATGCCATGAACGATGTATGGAAGCGCGCCTATAAAGCACTGTCCAAGATGTCCGAGCGTCTTGACTACGACGAGTCTGAACAGAAGAAAGTGTTTCGTGACACGTTAGTATCCAACGTGGTCGATCTCGTTGACCTATTGGATGTATGCAACGTAACAGGCGATAGCCAGATGTCTGCTATGCGGCTGAAGCTAGATGATGCACTGCGCGGTATCACACCAGACGCACTGCGCGAGGATGAATACTTGCGTGGTGAGACTAAACTGGCAGTGGACCGCATCATCAAATCACTTCCATCACTTGACGATGATGGTTTTGCTATCACTAAATAACAGTTGAAGGAGCCAGAATGAATCACATACAAAAAGCTGACGAAACAATCGCGAGATTAGCACCCCTCACTGACAAGCAAAAAGCATTTGTGTACGAACACGAACGCCGCCATTCAGAGATTCGCCTGCGCAGCCGTGAAACCGACTTTCCAATTAACTCAAAACTAGAGGACGAGTGATAAAACTCGGAATCGAAAATAGCACTAAATAAATGTTAGTGGCTCACTAACACCCAATACTTTACGGAGAATACTATGAACTCAGCAACTCAGATGTACGCACTTGGCCTAGACCAAGCAGCAACAACCATACGGCATGGTGGTAACAAACGCACCGTGCTACTTCAAGGACATATGGGTACAGGTAAGTCATCACTGCTTACCACGTTATCACGTGACCTACCCAAGCACACACCGTGCTACTTCGACTGTACCACCAAGGATTTGGGTGACATCACCATACCCAAGATGTCTGAACTCAACGGTGCCGATTACGTTTCGTACGCGACCAACGAGGAACTGGGTGCACACCACAAGAACCCTATCATTCTCATGATCGACGAGTATGGCAAGGCCAACCCTGCGGTGAAGAACGCGTTACTGCGTGTTATGTTGGAGCGCAAGATCGGTGGCTACGAACTGCACCCTGACAGCATAGTGTTTGCTACGACTAACCTTGGCGCAGAAGGTGTTGGTGATCTACTACCACCACACGCACGCAATCGCATCACTGTGATTACCCTACGTAAACCTAGCAACATGGAGTGGATCGAGTGGGGCATAAACAATGATGTTGACCACACGTTACTCGGTTGGTGCAACGACAACCCCAACCTGTTCCATAGTTTTGAGGATGTCAAAGACCCCGATGATAACCCGTACATATTTCACCCCAAGGCGCAACGTACTGCGTTTGTTACCCCGCGCTCACTTGAGGCGGCGTCTGACTGGTTAAAGATACGTGAACACTTCGATGATCAGTCATTAGTGGCACAACTAATAGGCACCATAGGGCAGCGCGGCGCGATGGACTTGATGGCGTTTGTTAAGTTAGCCGACCAACTACCGTCATTGCAGTCTATCAAGGATGACCCACGTGGGGCCAAGGTACCGGACAGTGCAGCCGCTGTGTGTATGGTGCTCTACAGGAGTCTAGCCAACATGGGGCATGACTGGGTCAATGCATGGATGGACTACATGGTGCGCCTCGACAAGGAAGCACAAGGTATGTTCGCCAACGGGGTTACCTCAGAAAAGTACGCACACCGACAGGTGGTGATGACTAACGGTAAATTCAAAGACTGGGCGTTACAGAACAACTACATGTTCGCCGCCGACAAAAAATAGGAGAAAGACAACATGCTAGCCATAGGTAAACAACTTACAGCAGAACAACGACTGTCCAAAGCAGCCGTCGATATCATGGGCAACCCCAAGTACGTTGCCCTCGCAGGTATTCTAATGATTGGTGATCGTTCGGTGGATGAGGACTACCCAACAGCGTATACCAATGGGCGTGATGAGGTGTACGGACGTACGTTTATCGAGTCACTTACTGATGCCGAATTACGGTTTCTTGTATTGCATGAGTCTTATCACAAGCTCTACCGCCACTTGATTACATGGCGATGGATGTATGACTTGGATGCTGAACTTGCAAACATGGCCTGTGATTTTGTGATCAACATCAAGATCGCAGATGACAACAAAGATGGTTGGGCAGTCATGCCACAGGGTGGGTGCCTCGATGTGAAGTACCGTGACTGGGACAGCTCCGCAGTATTTAATGACTTACGTGATAACGGCTTACCACCAAAAGGCCAAACGGGGTCAGGTAGTACAACAGGTACACAAAACACCGCTGTCGGTCATGGAGGTTTCGATGTCCATGACTGGGAGGCAGCGAAAGAACTTACGCCCGATGAGAACCGCGAATTGGGACGGGAGATTGACGAGGCCATACGTCAGGGTGCACTAATCGCAGGTAAGTTGGGGTCAGGTGGTGATCGTGATATCGACGAGTTGCTTGCACCACAGGTGGATTGGCGCGAGGTATTGCGTGAGTTTGTCCAGACCACGTGTGCAGGTAGCGACTACTCGACATGGCAACGACCGAACAGACGTTACGTGTCATCAGGTTACTACATGCCTAGCGGTATCAGCGAGCAGGTGGGTGAACTGGTCATTGCCATTGATACGTCAGGCTCCATTGGCCAACAAGAACTCACTGCGTTTATGTCCGAGATTAAATGTATCTGCGAAACCGTACACCCCGATGGCATACGTCTACTGTACTGGGATACACGTGTGTGTGGGGATGAGAAGTACGCCACGCATGAAATCGACAACATCGTCAAGACAACCAAGCCCACGGGCGGTGGTGGCACCGATGTTGAGTGTGTTCCCAAACATCTCATTGCTGAAGGAGTCAAGCCGCAAGCTGCGATTGTCCTCACCGATGGGTACCTTGGTGGATCATGGGGTCAATGGGCGTGCCCTGTGCTATGGTGCATACTGGACAACAAAAGTGCAAAGCCTGATACAGGTAAGCACGTAAACATAAAATCGCGGGACATGTAACTGCCAGTAACGAGTTAATATGTATGTGCCTTACTAGGGGGGCACCAGCAGAACGTGTACCACAGGATTTAATAATGAAGCTGTAGGAGGTCTACATGGATTACGAACAAGCAATAAAGATTATGGAGGAGACAGTATCACATCGAGTGTACCAAATAGAAAGACGTGCTGATCAGGAGGAAACTCCCGAGGCACGTGCGGCGATGAAACGATTAGCGCAGTCAGTACATGATGCGTTCAACAAAGTTAGAAATGGTTAAACAACAGGAGAACGATAATGGGATACAAGCATTTATTTGTAACCAAGGCATTAGAAGATATGGAGCAGATGATGGCTAATAACAATAACCACATAGGCGATGTACCTAGTGCGTTCGCATTCGCGGACGAGGTGTGCAAGGTATTACGTACAAAGAAGTGCCGACGCAATACTAGCAGCTACTGGCTGTACCGAGACGATTGCCCGTATGTATTAGGGTGGGTTGGCCACGGCAACTACCGAGCTGATCGTAAGGGTGAGAAGATGTACACAGTCTACGCCTCAACCATAGAGAATAATAAGTATTCAGAATGGCGGGATCAGTATTACATGCGGATGTCCATCAACAAGGATACAGCCATACGCAATGCTAAGAAGTATATGCGAGTGATGCTACCAAGAGACTTGGCAGGCATACGCGTGCGTGAGGCTACCTATGCAGTAGACAAGGTACTATCCGAGGCAAAGACCGAATTCAACGAGGCCAAGGATGCAGTGATTGATGTCGGGACTAGCCTAAATTCAGTCGAGTCATTTTGTAATTCTGTTTTGATTCAAGAGCTATCGCATTTGGTGAAGTTGGACCACCAGTTTTTGGATTCAGGATTTAAGGATCGGCTGTCTACACTATTTGAAAAACAAGATAGGCTCATCGATCTTAAAAACCGTTCAGTGCCACTATGGTTTGTCTATGTGTACGAACGCATGGGGCGGCAGGTATTTGATGTGGTGGGTATAAACAATGCTCAATCCACTTGGGAGTTTACGATTGACCCGCACTCAACACGGTACCTAGATACGGAACTACCCGAAGATATCATGCAAAAACTATCCGTACTCAACATGATACCGGACGATGACTACGTAGATGGGGTAGGGTTCAACGCGGGCGAGGGCATGTTCTATGTCACACGGTAACGGGTTACCACATGAAGACAACATATGCCGTGTATACATAAGCCCACGTACCAAGGCCGCTCATGTATCATGCATTGGCATAGAAGTTGACAGCGTGGACAGTGGGGAGTACGCTTCTGTGGATGACCTACCACTATGGGTGCAGCAGAAGTTGGCCTTACTCATGATGACTGGCTTGACCACTCCAACAGCTATGATCCACGGAGTGGGTAGGCGCATAGATGCTGATGTATTTTGGGTATTCCGCGAGGGATGTTAGTGAGCCACTAACAGGGGGCAGTTCTCTGCCCCTATCTTCCTTTCGCTGTGATACCAGTTCCTAGGATAGACTTATGGCGATGACCCCTGAAGCAAAAGTTAAGAAGAAAGTAGCTGCACACCTAAAGACGTTAGGAGCTTACTACTTCTACCCAGTTACCGGAGGTTACGGTAAGAGCGGAGTGCCAGATATCATAGGATGCTACGAAGGTAGATTCTTTGGTATTGAATGTAAAGCAGGTAAAAACAAACCCACACCCTTGCAAGAAAAGAACCTGTCTGATATAAAGAACAACGGCGGCATAAGCATTGTCATTAACGAGGATAATATTGATGACGTGTTGATTTACGTTGGGGGTAGGAACGTTGACCCTCGACAACTCACTTTAGATTTATAGGAGAACGATAGTATGACCAATAAACCATCACCCAAAGCCGAGAAGATTATGGCTTATATGATTGCAAATAAAACATCCACGGTAGCAGAGGTCGCGAAGGCTACTGGTACATCGTACGGCTACGCCCACAAGATAATTACAAGCCTAGGCACAGCAGAAGCAGTGTTTGGTGCAATGGAGGAAGCGAAAAGCACCGAAAAAAAGCCACAAGCCGCCAACCAAAGACAGGTTGGTGGGGCACACTACAAGGACTTATCAATAGAGCCTTGGGACGCGATGGCAGCGTGGATGACTAGAGATGAATTTGTCGGTTACCTAAAAGGGAACATCATCAAGTACCTCGCTAGGGAGAAGAACGATAATGATCTGGCTAAGGCGGGTCACTACATGCAGAAGCTACTGGAGGTCGGGTAGTGGACTTGATCACGGTAGATTTTGAAACTTACTACGACAAAGAATACTCTCTGTCTAAATTAACTACTGAGGAGTACGTACGTGATCGCCGTTTCGAGGTGATTGGCGTGGGTGTTAAGGTGAATAATGAAGGAACAGAATGGGCGAGTGGAACGCACGAACAAATTCAGAGGTACCTACATACCTTCAACTGGGCAGAAAGTATGGTACTTGCTCACAACACTATGTTTGATGGTGCCATTCTCTCTTGGCTGTTTGATACTCATCCTCGCATGTATGCCGATACTCTGTGTATCTCCCGCGCTCTACATGGGGTGGAAGTTGGTGGCAGTCTCCGCGCGCTCACTGAGAGATATCAAATCGGGGCTAAGGGAACCGAAGTACTAAACGCTTTGGGCAAGCGCCGAGCTGATTTTTCAGAAGAGGATTTGGCGCTATACGGGGACTACTGCATAAACGATGTCGAGTTAACACATAAACTATTCAGTATTTTTCTGAAGAAAGGTTTCCCAAAGCAGGAATTACGGATAATCGACATGACGTTGCGTATGTTCACAGAACCTTTTATTGAGTTAGATATCGGGTTACTTGAGCAGCACTTGGAGGACATAAAGGAACGCAAGGATCAACTGCTTGAGAATTGCGGCGTATCGAAACAGGATTTAATGTCCAACCCTAAGTTTGCCGCAGTGCTTGAGAGTTTAGGTGTAGTGCCACCCATGAAAAAGAGTTTACGTACGGGCAAGGATACCTTTGCCTTTGCGAAAAGTGATGAAGAGTTTAAAGCACTGGCTGACCATGAGGATGATCGAGTGCAATCAGCGGTTGCCGCACGTCTAGGCACGAAAAGCACCCTTGAGGAAACACGTACTCAGAGGTTTATAGACATAGGCAAACGGGGGACTTTGCCGGTCCCAGTAAGGTATTACGCCGCACACACAGGGAGGTGGGGAGGTGATGATAAGATAAACATCCAGAACCTACCGAGCCGTGGACCAAACGGTAAGAAGTTAAAGAGTAGTATATTGGCCCCCGAAGGCTACACGTTAATTGATGTTGATTCGTCTCAGATCGAAGCGCGAGTATTAGCGTGGTTTGCTGAACAAGATGACCTGACAGAGGCGTTCGCCAAGAAAGAAGACGTTTACGTAAAGATGGCAGCTAGTATACATGAGATACCTGAAGGCCAAGTAACTAAAGACCAAAGGTTTTTAGGTAAACAAACCATACTAGGTGCAGGTTATGGAATGGGCGCGATTAGATTCCAAGCCCAACTACAGTCGTTCGGCGTTGCCATAGAACTACCGGAGGCAAGGCGAATAATTAACATATACAGAGATGATTATTCAGCCATAAGCCAGTTATGGGAAGACTGCCAAACCATGCTACTACATATGGCTAACGGTGATAGCATGCAGGTAGGCAGGAAAGGCGTATTTGAAGTGGTAGGGTCTAAACATGGCATACTACTACCTTCAGGTTTGTTATTACGCTATGACGAGTTATCATCAGAAATACTAGACGGTCGTCCACAATACTCTTATAGGACACGCCGTGGGACAACTAATATCTACGGCGGGAAGGTAGTTGAGAATGTATGTCAGGCAATAGCGCGTTGCATTATCGGGGAACAGATGTTACAAATGAGCAAGAAGTGCCGTATTGCGCTAACTGTACACGACTCCGCAGTAGTTGTAGTAAAAGATGAAGATATGGAATGGGCGCGCCCGTTCGTTGAATCATGCATGCGTCAGGTGCCGGATTGGGCAGAGGGACTACCACTCGACTGCGAGAGCGAGGTAGGAAAATCTTATGGGGGATGTGAATGAGTATAGCACCGTGGTCGTTTAGCAAAATTAAGGCATTTGAACAATGCCCCAAACAGTTCTACCACGAGAAAGTACTCAAAGAATATCCGTTCGTGCAGACCGATGCGATTCTATACGGAAATCAGTTTCACCAAGCTGCTGAAGATTACATAGGTAGTGGCACCCCACTCCCTAAGAAGTTTGACTATGCCAAGACTATGCTCGACTCACTCAATGCAAAACGAGGAGATAAGCTATGCGAAAAGAAGATGGGCGTAACTGAGAACCTTACTGCATGCGGGTTTTACGACAAAGACGTATGGTTTCGTGGTATTGCAGACCTATTGATAGTTGATAGAGTAAGTGGTGTTGCATGGGTTA